TCACTTATTGCGCGGCTCTACATGCTCAATGATGGCGTCAAGAATTCCTTCTTCAGCAGCAACTTGATATTCGGGCAGCATGCGCAAGGCCTCAAGGAAGTAACTCGGAGTTGGCGCACCATCAAGGAAGTACCCCGCAAGTTTCCCGACTGCGTCAGACTCGTATCCAGGAAGCCAAATCTTCCCCTGAAGGTCTTTTGATAGCTTCAAGGCCTCGGCCGCCCGCCTGAGCGCCTGACTGTCCACCGACTCAACTACCCTGACGGGGACGCCTGCGGCCACCAGAAGGTCCTTGACCTCGGCCAAGTCCAGCTTGCGCAGCTCGACCAAACGGTCGAGCTCATGCTTCAGAGGTCCACTGTCCAGACTCCTGGAATACTCCAGAATGAGCACCCCTACCATCTGCTGCAGCTTCACCCTCTCTCGATCTTCCTGGGATGCGCGCAGCATGGCCTCAGCGGACTGCACGGTCGATTCCACGCTCGCCAAGCGAAGCTGAATACCTTCCATCTTCTCGTCAAGCGCGTTTCTTCCTGACAGAAAATAATCAAGGTTTCGCTTGAGAATCGTGGATAGCGCAACGACCTCCGTGAACAGGATGGGCCGATCGGCCCCTTCGCTCTTCGCGACAGTCGTCTGCCTCCACGAGAAGCCCAAGGCGGCCATCGCGTCTGCGACGGCCTGCTGCGACATGCCAGCTGCAATACGCGCGGTACGCAAGCGCTGGCCCAGCGCAACACGCAGGGCGTCGGCATCCTGCTCTTCAGCGTTGGGTGCCGTTGATCGGCGCTCATCCTCCATGGGAATGGATGGTACCGACGACTAGCGTCGGAGTCACCCCCGACAAGGTTGACGAATTCAGGACAGCGCTGGCATGCTTCAGGAGCATCAGGAGGCCCACCAAGGGCCCTCTGCGCATCCCTGTCGAGGTTGAAGCATGCAGTCCTACTTCACGACCGCGGAGGTAGCAGACCGCTACCGGACAGCGCCGAGCACTGTTCGGTACTGGCGGGTCATCGGCTACGGCCCCGGAGGAACGAAGGTCGGCCGGCGGTTCCTGTACCCCGCCGCAGCGATCGAAGAGTTCGACCAGAAGCTGCTCGCCCTTGCCGCGAGCGATGGCGCCTCTCCCGTGTACCAGCCGGGAGAGACCGCCGGAAACGACGAAGAGGCCGGGTACCAGCCGGCCTCTCCAGTCGAGCAATCCAGTCCTACCGCGAAGTAAGAAACGAGACGCTCCATGACCAGAGTACCCACGACGGCAACGGCGCCGTCGACCCCGTCCGAGCAAAGCATCGCCGCGTCGTTCCACGTCGAGGTGATGAACGACCTCGACACCGGCCAGCCCACGCTGATCGCCAGCACCCAGCCGAACCACGGTGACCTTCAGGTGGTCACCGCGGAGCAGGTGCGTCGCAAGGCGGCCGAGGCCAGCGCCGCCATCGCCCAGGGTGTAGAGCTCGCGAACGCGTTCGAGGCCGCCACCGCCACCGCGGCCGGCGACGAGCCGCGCACCTGGACCACGATGAGCCCCTTCTCCGGCGAGACCATCACGGTCACCTGCATGACGGGATGCAGGCTGGACCACGAGGGGGACATCGCGTCACCCACCGCCCACGAGGACATCTACTGCCTCACGGAGACCAACAGGTCTGCCGCAACCGTGCCGGTCGACCCGAACGTGGGCGAGCGCGAGAACAACCACATCCTGAGCAGCTACATCGAGGTCCGCCCGTTCTGCACGGAGATCGCCGAGCGGCTCCCGCACGCGGTCGTCGAGATCACCGACGAGCACTACATCGCACCCCTCGACCCCGACGCGCTCGCCGGCCTCATCGACTTGCTGACCTCGCGCGTCGGTGCCCTCCGTGCCGTTCACGCCGAGTTGGTCCACGCCCGCGCCGAGTACGTCGTCCGTCGGGGGGTGCAGTCGTGACGACGACCACCGAGACACGCATCACGCAGCAGATGGGCGCCGCCTACGTCGCCAACAGCATCGAGACCGAGGCGCTGAAGACCGACGACCCGGCGAAGACCCTGGGCGACGTCCTCGACGCGCTCCCCGAGGTGCTGCCGCAGGTGTTCCGGAAGATGGACACCGACCCCGGCCTCGGCGAGGCGCTCCGTCCGGAGATCACCCGGAGGGTGCGCTACCTGCGCGACATCCACACCGCCCGGGCGGCCGGCGACGACGACACCCGGGAGATCTGGGACATCCTTCTCGGCGCGATCCGTAAGGGCAGCGACCCCGGCGACGTGGTGGATCACCTCATCGGCCTGATCTCCCGCGAGAACTCCGGAGCGTCGGCGTGATGGCGTCCAGTAACCCCGTGGCGACTGAGGGCACACTGAGCGCCTCCGGCCGCCCGGCCCAGCCCGGCCAATCGGAGCGCAGGGAACACCCCGGCGAATCCGTGCTGTCCTTGACTACGGGCGCGGGGCCTGAACAGCCCAAGGAGGGCTGCATGGTTCACGCGCGCCACACGGACCGTCCCGTGCGCTTCACCGACCCAGCGCGAAACGCCGCTTACTGGGCGCGGATTGAAGCCACCGTCGACACGGCGCCGCCTCTCTCCGACGAGCAGCGCGCCGTCATCCGCACCGCCTTCCACCAGCCCGCGCACCGGGAGGCGGCGTGAACGACGAGACGCGCCCCGAGTGCGATCACTGGATCGGCGCCGAACGGCGCCACTGCAAGGAGGTCGACGGCGTCCGCCGCTACCTCCCCGGACTGCGCTGCCCCGCTCACACCCCGCGCGCTCTGCAAGGGCTCCCGGAGATCCCGCCCGGCCCCGGCTGGCCCATCCACCGCCAGGAGGCGTCGTGACCTACGAACTCAGCACCGACATCACCTACTCGGAGGTCTGGTACGCCGCCGTCCAGGAGGCGCGCGCCAAGCTGCACCGCGAGCACCCTGGCGGCATCGACGTCGCACTCATCGGTCACGAGGCCTGGCGGCAGCTCACCCCGGTCCAGCAGGCGCACGCCCTCGACGGACTGTTCGTGGCGTACATCGTCCGCCTGCACGACGAGGAGCGCTTCGCCCGCCTCGACGCTGCGGCGGCCACGGCGAAGACCTACCTCGAAGGCGACGACGAGTACGTCCTCCAGGACGCGCTCGGCACCGTGACGCGGCCGATCGCAGAGGACGCCCAGGTCACCGTGTGCGCCTCCGCATTGGCCAACGTCCTCGACGAGTTGGACCTGATCCGGCACCGCCTCGCGATGGCCACGCAGGAAGCGGATGGGGGTGCGTCGTGAGCCGCACCCCACAGGACACGTTCCTGTCCGACCAGACGCTGGCCGCCGCGCGGGAGGCCGCCGGCGACCCGAATCTCTTGCCGATCGCCATCACGGCGGCCAACGGCGAACAGTGCACCTGGTGCGACTGCCCCGACGGACCCGACTCGCCGCACAACCAGCGCGACTACCGGTGCGGGGGCTGCCCGGCCACCGCGAAGTACGTCGTCAGCATCCACGCGGGGCCGTACAAGCGCTACGACTACCCGGCCTGCGACCGGCACCACACGGACATCGTGGCCACCGCCGCCCAGCTCGCGGGAGGTGCCCGATGACCGACTACTCCACCGGCGAGTGCGCGCCGGACGATCCGATCGGCCTGGTCCCCGAGGACCTCTACCTGAAGCGGGCCGCCGAGCGCGGCCGCCACGAAATCGTCCTCGGCTCGATCCGCGCCCACCTCGAAGAGCAGCCCACCCCGGGCGCCGTCTACGCGGCCGTTCGCCACTGGGTCAGCGACATCACCGCCCTCGGCGAGGACGTCGCCCGCGCGAAACGAAGTAGCGGCTGAGCCGCTGGCCGGGCGCCGTCGTCCCCCCGCCGCGCCCGGCCAGCACCCCCGCGAACTTCTGATCCAGCTCGTAGAAGAGAGCACGTTCGTGACCGACGCCATCGCCTACAACCGGCTCGCCGACCTGCTCGGCAGCATGGGCGAACCCACCCGCTACCAGGGAGGCAAGCTCCGCACCCGAGGTATCTGCCACGGCGGTGACGCCAAGGACACCGTGGCCATCACCCGTATCCACAACGGCGTCGCCGTCTACTGCCACAAGTGCGAGGGCAACGCCGAGTTCCTCGCCGCGATCGGCTGGACCGAGGCCGACCTGTTCGACGAACCGCTCGAACGGACGCGGGACCGGCCGGCGGACGACACCTGGATTCCCTGCCGGGACCGCGGGCACGTCCGGGTCGCCCAGTACGTCTACCGCGACGAGAACCAGCAGACGGTCCACGGGGTCACCCGCTGCGATCACAAGTGCTTCGCCCAGTGGCGGCCCGCCCCCGAGACCAAGTCCGGGCGCCGCTGGTCCCTCAACGACGAGCACGGCAACCGGCTCGTCCAGCTCGTGCCGTTCCGGCTGCCCGAGCTGATGAAAGCCCGCCTCGAAGACCGGGTCGTGTTCGTGTGTGAGGGCGAGAAGGACGTCCTGGCATGCGTCGACCACGGCCTGGTCGCCACCTGCAACGCGGGCGGAGCGGGCAAGTGGACCGCGGATCACGCCCGTTACCTGGAAGGCATGGACGTCACCATCGTCGCCGACCGCGACGAGAAGGGGCGCGCCCACGCCCTCCATGTCGTGGAGACCCTGCGTGGCGTCGCCCGCTCCGTCTACGTCGTGCAGGCGCGCGCCGGGAAGGATGCCGCGGACCACTTCGCGGCCGGCTTCAAGGACGGCGACTTCCACCAGGTCGGGGCTCCGGTCCCGTTCCCTGGCGACCCGGAGGCGGCCCTGTGAGCGCGCGTATGAACTGGGCCGAGGACATCAAGGCGCCGTCGTGGGAGCACGGGATCCACGCCGAGGACGCGGAGGGCTGGGACGAGCCGATCCCGTTGGAGCCGCCGCCTGCGCCGCCGCTCGACGCGTCCAAGCTGCGCGGCGTCGGCGCCATGGCTCAGGCCGTCGCCAACAGCTTGCAGGTGCCCGTCGATCTGCCCGCGTGGCTTGGTATGGCGGTCGCGTCCACTGCGATCGGCGGCCGCCGCACGGTCAGCCCGAAGCCGGACTGGGTCGAGCCCGTCACGCTGTACACGATGCCCGTGGCCGCGCCCGGCGAGATGAAATCACCGGCGCTCGGCCTCATGGCCAAGCCGCTGTACGACGAGCAGAAGCGGCGGCGCGACCAGGACAAGACGGCGGTCGCCCGTGACCAGCAGGACCGGCGCATCGCCGAATCCATCGTGGCCGAAGCCGAGAGCAAGGTCATCAAGGCGAAGGACGCCGAGACCCGCAAGAAGATGCGGGCCGACCTCGACGCCGCCCGCGACGAACTGGAGGCCCTCGGGGAACCGAAGGTGTACACCCAGCTCATCGCCGACGACACCACCCCGGAGGCCGCCACCGACGTCATCGCCGAGCAGGGCGAGCGCCTGGCGGTGCTCTCCACCGAGAGCTCGTTCCTCGGCAACGTCGGCGGCCGGTACTCGAAGAACGCCAACCCCGAGATCGTGCTTAAGGCCTGGAGCCACGAGCCACACGCCGTCAACCGGAAGAGCGGCCGCACGCTACTGCTGGAACGCCCCAGCCTGTCCCTCGGCCTGGCCGTCCAACCCGGCTTCCTGACCGGCATGGGCGAGACCGGCGACGTGTTCGAGGCCCGCGGCCTGATGGCCCGCTTCATCTTCTCCATGCCCGTCAGCCGAGTCGGCGACCGCGTGTACGACACCGACCCGATCCCCGGCGGCGCCCGCCAGGCCTGGCACGAGTCCATCACCGCCATGATGGAGGCGATCTGGGACGACACCGAGTACCGCGAGATGGACCTCGACGCCAAGGCGCGGGAAGCGTTCCGGGCGTTCTGGGAAGCCCTGGAGCCCCGCCACAAGGCGCATGGCGACCTCTCCTCGATCGAGGGCTGGGCCAAGAAGCTGCCCGGCCAAGTCCTGCGGCTGGCCGCGATCCTGACGCTCTTCGAGGACCCGTCGGCACTGACCGTGCCTGGCGAAGTGATGGACGACGCGGTCGCCCTGGTGCCGTACTTGATCGGCCATGCCCGACTGGTGTCCGACCTGATGTCCGCCGAACGCCAGTCGAAGCTGGGGCCGGCCCGCGCCGTCCTCGACTGGCTCTGCCGCAAGATCGCGGACGAGCAGATCGAGGGACGCTTCTCCGCGAACGACGTCGAGAAGGGCGTGCGCGGACAGGCCTGGTGCACCGAGATGCAGGACGTTCACGACGCGATCGACGTCCTGGTGCGCTCCGGCTGGCTCCGCCAGATCGACCCGCCCGAGCGCAAGGAAGGCCAGCGCGGACGTCCCCAGAAGCCCCGTTATGTGGCGCATCCGGACGTCGGAGGGGGCGTTCAGAGCCGGGTTATTTCCATTAATTCCATGCCCCGGGGAGCCGCCTGAGGGGCCCGGAGTTAGTTCCAGGGTCCCTAGAAAGCTCATTTTTCAACTAATTACTACTCTCTGTAACCAGATTCCTAACCCTGCGTACATCACAGGCACCACGACCCACACCTCTTACCTGCACGGCCGCATGGAATTAATGGACGAAAGTCCGGCGGCCCGATCCATGGAGGCCGTCCGTGAACGTCAACGACATCGTCGCCGAGAAGATCGCCGCCGCCCGCGCCCGAGCCGAGGCGGCCAAGCGCCGGCGCGCAGCACTCGCCGCCGCACGACAGCGTGGCCTCGCCCACCGGCACGCCGCCAAGCTCCGGCGCCAGGCCAACCGTGGGGACATCCCCACGGCTGACGCTGCCGAGGCCCCGACACAGCCCAGCGGGTGCAGCTGCGGGAACGCCTACGCCTGCCCTCACGCCTGCTGGCACTGCAAGGCCGCACGCGGCGACGGCTGCGAACCCTGGTGCCACATACGGCCCTTCGATCCCGCCACGCCCGACGATCCCGGCGACATCGTCACCGAGTTGACCGATGCCGAGTGGCACGACGGCGTGCGTAACGCCCTCCATCGCCTCGGCCTCACCTACGCCGAGCTCGAAGACCAAGCCCACCGCCGCGACTTCACCAGCGCCCAGGCGCAAGTCCTGTGGACATCCATCGGCGGCACCGTCAACACGCAACTCCTGGAGGAACAGTGACCACGACCGTCATCCCGCTCGGCGACGAGCGGGAGACCACTCACACCGTGCAGATCGTCTCCGTCACCGACGGCCAGTGCGCCGCCGAACACGGCAGCTGCGGCAAGCCCGGGATCCTCGCCGTCCGCCACACGATCGAACAGCAGCGGCCCCCCGAGTCCAGCACCCTGCGCGTCACCGTCTGCGCCGAGCACCAGGACGGCGCCGCCCACATGCACACGGCGTGGGTCGCCTCCGCGCGCGAGCTGCAGGACCCGGTCAAGCGCGCCGAGTTCCTCGCCGCCGCCGGTGTCACCGGCTGACCCGAACAACACCGGCCGGGCCCGCGGTCATCGGGCCCGGCCTCCCACCCAGGACATCGGAACTTTGCGCAGATCCGCAAGGTTCCCTCACCCCGAAGGAGTCCGCCATGGCAGGCGAGACCGTGATCACTGTCGTCGGCAACCTGGTCGACGACCCCGAGCTGCGCTTCACCCCGTCCGGTGCGGCCGTCGCCAAGTTCCGCATCGCGTCCACCCCGCGGGTGTTCAACCGCGAGGCGAACGAGTGGAAGGACGGCGACGCCCTGTTCCTCACCTGCTCGGTGTGGCGGCAGGCCGCCGAGAACGTCGCCGAGTCCCTCGCCAAGGGTGTCCGCGTCATCGTCCAGGGCCGCCTCAAGCAGCGCTCTTACGAGGACGGGCAGGGCGTGAAGCGGACGGTGTACGAGCTGGACGTCGACGAGGTCGGGCCGACCCTCGCCCGCGCCACCGCGAAGGTCACGAAGAACCCGAGCGGCGGCGGACAGCGGCAAGGGGGCGGAGACAGCTCCGACCCTTGGGCGAACGCCCGGCCCGCGACCGGTCAGCAGCAGGGAGGCGGCTGGGGTAACCCGCCCGCCCAGCAGCAGCCCGCCGCGCAGGGCGCCGGCTACTCCGACGAGCCCCCGTTCTAGGAGCCGACATGACCATGGACCAGATCACTTTGCTCGTCAGCGGCGTGGCGATCGGCGCGCAGCTCATGAACGTGATGCACGTCTACTGGGGCGCCCGCGACGACCGTCGCAACCTAGCTGCCAGTCGGCAGGCTCGCCGCCTCGCCGCCGCCGACCACTACTACCGGAGCCTGCGCCTGTACCAGCTGCAGCAGCGGACGGGAGCCCGGCGGTGACCATCTGCGAGGTGTGCGGCGAGGATGCTGCCGGGCGGTACCTGTGCGAGCGGCACACCGTGGCGCTCGCCCGCCGCCTCGCCCTGTTGCCCGGCCTGGACAGCGACCTGGTCGACTACCTCGTCCCGGCCGGGGCGCCGTTCGGCGAGCGCGTGTCCGGATCCGGACACGGCTCCCGGCCGCCGCTCAACTTGGATGTCCTCGACCTGATGCAGGCGAACCGCGCGGCACAGGTGGTGCGGTCGTGGCGGGTGGACGTGCAGCGCGTTCGCTGGCCGGACCGGTCGGCGCCACCCGTGGCGCCCCTGGCTGCCGACTGCCGGTGGCTCGGGATGGAGCTGGACTGGATCGTCGCCAACTACCCGGCGGCCGGCGACCTGGCGGCCGAGGTGAAGGAGCTGGAGGCGGAGCTGCGGTCCCTGGGCGCCGAGCCCCCGCCGGCGCGCGTGGGGCTGTGCGTCGCGGTCACCGACGACGCGGGCACGGTGTGCGGCGCGGTCCTGTCCCGGGTGCCGGGGCAGGTGCTGCGGTGCCGGTGGTGTTCGACGGAGTACCGGACGGCGCAGGATCTGGCGTTGCTCCGGCACTACCAGCCGAAGGAAGTAGCGTGAACAACCCCATAGCACAGGGGGGGTGTGCTAGCCTCTTGGAGGTGGAAACGCCCCCATGGCGGGACCGTCTCCGTGCCGAAGATGAGCTGCTGGAACAGCTCGACGAACGCGCGGAACAGGCCCGCAGACGAAGGGCGCAAGCCCTGAAGGACGGGGTCCGGGAGTTCGGCAGCGTCTACGCGCTCGCCAAGCATCTGGACCTCAGCGAGACCGCGATCTCGAACGCGGTCAAGAAGTACACAACGGAATAGCAGCGAGGGCCGGACGGCAGCTCCCCGGGTGCTGGAACACCCGAGGGCGCGCGCACCGCCCGACCCTCCAGCCCACGAACGAGATCGGACCTCGTCATGGACCAGCAGCACCTTAGCGCGCCCGCATGCGTGCAGATCATCCCCGCCCGCCGCCTCGTCGCGGCCGGCCTCATCCGCCGCAGCCCCGGCCGCACCCTCACCGTGCGCGTCACCGAGGCCGGCGTCACCGGAACCATCCGCAAGGCGGTGACCCGGTGACCCAGCTCCCCGCGCGCCTCGCCGCCCTGCACGCCCAGTGCGACGCCGACTACGCCAAGGGCCAGGCCGAACGCGCCAACGCCGCCCGCCCGCTGCCCGCGTACACCCCGTTCGCCACCGCGGCCGCCATCACCACCCCGCCCGAGCCCACCGACCTGGACGTCGCCATCCACGTCGCCCAGCAGCTCCTCGACACCGACCAGATCCTCTCCATGCGCGAGGCCCTGCGCCTCCTGCTGCGCGCCCTCGGCGCCGAGCCGAACTGCGGCGGTGGCCAGTGAGCCTCCGGGATCGCGCACGCGACGCCCTTTACGGGGCGATGAACACCAGCGACGGCTCCCCCGCATCCGCGCGGCGTGCCACGCAGGTCGCCACCACGCTCGCCCATGCCGCCGCCCAGCACGGGCACGCCGTCACGGCCGCCGCCGTGTCCGCGCTCGGTGCCGCCGCCGTGGCCGCCGAGGGCGCCCTGGCCAACTACGCCTTCCCGCCCGGCGAGTACGCCACGTTTCGCGAGGGGGATCAGTGACCACCCGCGAACTCACCACGGGCCAGGCCGTCGTCCTCGGTACGGCCGCCGTCGCGATGGTCGTCGTCGGTGCCTTCGGCGCCTGGGGCACCTACACCAACGCCGTCACCGCCTTCCACCGGCAGGCGACCGCGGCTGGTGTCGTCGCGGCCGGCGAGGGCCTCACCCTGATCCTGGCGCTGATCCTGCTCGGGCGGACCATGCTCAACATGCCCGCCCCGGCTGTGGTCCGCGGCGGCATGTGGCTCGCCCCGCTGTCCGCCAGCTGCATCGGCCTGGCCATCGCCTCCGACATCCGCGAGGCCGCCGTGTACGCGGTCACCCCGCTGGCCATGTCCGGCGCCGCCGAAGGCCTCGGCCTGATCGCCCGCTCGATCGTCGTCTACCGCACCGGCGTGGACGCCGAGGTGATCCGCCGCAACGCCGACGCCGCCCGGCAGCTCGCCTACCAGCGGGCCGTGGCCGACGGCCACCCCGGCGGCTGGAAGAAGAAGCTGGCCGTCCGCCGCTACTGGCGGCTCGCCCGGTACGTGGGCGTCGGCGACACCGAGCTCGGCGCCGGCCTGGTCGACGTCCAGCGGGTCCGCGTCCGCGAGGGAGCCGATGCCGCCCTCGCTTCCATGTACGGCGTTGCGGCCCCCGCAGACCAGCCCGCAACACCCGCCCGGGCCGTCTCCAAGGCCGTGTACGCCACGGACATCCTGACAGCCCGATTCGCGGACATGGACCCCGCTGACGCGATCCGTGTTGCGCACGAGGCGCGACCTGATGCGGACGCCGTCGAACTCGCGGGCATCCTCGGCGCCTACGGGCTGACCGTGGACCCGGTCGCGGTCGCCCTGGTCCTCGCTGAGGAGCCCGCCGAGTACACCGTCGACCGACCTGATGCGGCTGTTGCGCCCCAGGTCAGAGAGCTGGCCGCCCTGAACCTTCAGGGCGCGATCGAGGAAGCCGCAACAGCCCTCGGCGACGACGCCTCACCCCGCGAGATCGCGGGACACCTGGAGCAGAACCGGCGCCTGATCGTCCCCGAGAACCACATCCGCAGCGCCCTGTCGCGGGCCGCGAAGAAGAACGAACCCGAGCCGGACGCAACGCCCGCCGCGGACAACATGACGGAGGGCTACAACTGATGCGCGCACCCCTCCTCGGTGCCCTTGCCGGCCTTCTGTGGGTCCTCGCCCCGTCGCTCGTCGCCCTCGCCGCCGTGGTCACCCTGACCACGCTGGCGAAGGCGGCCCCGGCCGCCCTGGTCCTCGCCTCGGCCGCCCGCGCCCTGCCCCGGATCCGGAGGTGGGCGCGATGACCGAGCCCAGCAACGTGCCCGAGCAGTACCGGTCCTACGTGGTCCCGGCCGCCGACCAGGCCCCGGCCCATCACCGGCCGCCGAACGTGCTGTACGACGACCGTGGCCGGCCGGTGCACTTCACGATCGGGCAGCCCCCGCCGCCGCTGGTGGTGCAGGCCCCGGTACAGCAGCAGGGCATGGACCCGGCCACGTTCCGGCTGGTCATCGTGACGTTCCTGATCCTGGCGGTGGTCGTCGTGTGCACGGCGTGCGCGTGCGCGGTCGTCGTCCTGATGGGCGGCACCCTCATGGGCATCATCGGCGTCGTCTCCGCCAACGCCCCGTTCGTCGGCGTCTCCCTGGCCGGGGTGATCCTCGCCGCCGGATGGGCCGCATCGAAGGTGCGGCCCCTGGTGAAGCGCAAGCCGGACTGACTGCCCCTCCGTCCTCCGCCAGTTGTGGGTCTCTCTCCCACGACTGCGGGGGTGCGGTGGGGCCGGACAGCGGCCCGCAACCCGAGAGGAGCCCAGCATGGGACGCAGCTACGCCTGGATCGCACGTATCGGCGGGAGCGCGGTCGCCGACGGCACCGTGGCAGGCACCGACAAGCACACCCCCGAGCAGGTCGAGCAGGAGGCCACGAACGCCGTCGCCCTGCGGGCCGGCGTCCGCCCCGAGCAGGTCACCGTCACCGTCGAGGAGAAGAAGCCGCTGAGGCAGCAGATCGCCGAGGCCCGCGCCGCCCGCAAGGAGCGCTGATCATGGCCTACACCAACCCGGACACCGGCAGCGAGATCGAGATGGAAGAGGACGGCGACTTCACCATCACCTTCCCCATGCAGCTCCCGCCCCAGCCCGCCGACGGCGCCGAGGAGCCGGCCGATGGCTGAGCCGTACCTGACCCTCGCCGACAAGCTGGCCATCGCCCGCATCGAGGCCCGCGGTGTCCGCCGGGCCATGGCCGGCATCACCCACCAGCCCGACATCGACCGCGACATCCAGCGGGTCAAGGACCGCGCCCGCAACCGCAAGAAGAAGTAGCTCTGCCCCGGGGACGGCGTCCTACCGCCAAGCAGCCGCCGTCCCCGGGCCCCGGACCCGCAACGCAGCACGCCACGAACCGGAGAGAACATCATGACGGACACCGCCTCCGAGCGGGTCAACGGGCACACCGCACCAGCGGTCTCCCTGCTCAAGTTCGCCCCCGAGGACACCCGGGAGACGCCCCAGGACGCACAGGGCGCCCCCGCGGCTGCGGCCGTCCCGGAGCGTCCTGCCGCAGCCCGGCCCCGCCGCCTGCGCATCGATCACCTGCGCCGCGCCGTCGTCGAGATCCGCGAGAACGACGGCTACCGGTTCGCCGTCCGCCACGGCGCCTACCTCATCGGCGGCACCCGCATCCTCACCCGCCGCGCCTGGGACGCCCGCACCACCGCCCGTCACGAACGGATGATGCGCGCCGCCGAGGCCGCCGGGCAGCAGGACATCGCCCGGGACTGGGAACAGCGCGCCTACATCTACCGCCAGTCCCGCCACCGCCGCCGCATGGAACTCCTCCAGCTCGCCATCAACGCGCCCAAGGCCATCGCCGCAGGCACCGCGGGCGGCGCCGGCGTCCTGCTCATGCTCGGCATCATGCTCGCCTGGGCCAACCACGACGCAGCCGACGTCCTCACTCCGATCCGCGCGACCATCGCCTTCGTGGCCTGGGTCGCGTTCATCGCCGGCGTCATCTGGGACCCGCTCCTCACCGCCCTGCCCTGGATCGCCCTCGCCGGCGTGTGGGCCGTCGGCCGCCACCGGCACACCGCACCCACCTGGGCGCTCCCCGGCGACCCCGAGCAGCGCGACGTCGTCCCCGACGAGGGAGCCATTCTCAAGGCTCTCGGCAACCTCGGCATCGCCCCCCTGAACAAGGCCATCAAGGACGGCTGGCAGCCCCGTTGGGTCCAGCCCACCACCCGGTCCGGGAACGGCTGGCACACCCAGCTCCAGCTCCCGATGGGCGTCACCGTCGAGATGATCAACGGGAAGAAGAACGTCCTGGCCCACAACTTGCTGCGCAAGCCCGTCGAGGTGTGGCCCACCGAGCCTCCCAAGCAGCCCGGCACCCTCGACCTGTGGGTGGCCGACCAGGGCTCCCTGTCCGGCGCCGTACCCGCGTGGCCGCTCCTGGCCGAGGGCACCGTCGACTACTTCAAGGGCGTCCCCGTCGCCGTCTCCCAGCGCGGCGACAGCATCATCGGCAAGCTCATGGCCGCGAACTGGATGGTCGGCGGCATCATGGGCTCCGGCAAGACGTCCATCGTCGTTGCCCTGCTCCTCGGCGCGATCCTCGACCCCCTGGTCATCGCCGAGGTCTACTGCATGGCCTACAACGTCGACTTCGACCCGCTCAAGCCCCGTCTGCGCGTCCTGGTCAAGGGCGACGACGACGAGGACATCAAGGCCGCCCTGGTCGCCCTGCGCAACCTGCGCGACGAGGTCACCGAGCGCGGCAAGCTGCTGGAAGACCTCGGCGGCGACGCCACGAAGGTGACCAGGGAACTCGCCCTGCGCGACCCGCGGATGCGCCCGAAGGTCGTCGTCTTCGACGAGTGCCACGAGCTGTTCATGCACAAGGAGTACGGCAAGGAGGCCGCTGAGCTGGCCATCAAGGTGATGAAGAAGGCGAGGAAGGTGGCCATCACCCTGGTCTGGGTCACCGTCTCCCCGACCGCCGACAGCCTCCCGCGCGACGTCACCCGCAACACCAGCCACCGGGTGGCGTTCGCGGTCGGCGACCACGTCGCCAACGACGGCCTGCTCGGCTCCGGGCGCCACAAGGCCGGTATCACCGCCACCACCCTCATCCCCGGCGAGGACGTCGGCACCGCCGTCACCGTCGGCTTCACCAACAAAGCGTTCGAGGTCATCCGCGCTCACTACATCGCCCGCGACCCCGAGAAGAACATCGACGAGGTCACCCCGGTGGTCGAACGGGCGATGGCCCTGTACGACGGCACCGCCACCCCGGAGGCGGCCGCCTTCCAGCCCGTCGACCACCTCGCCGACATCCTCGCCGCCCTCGGTCAAGCCCCGCGCATGCGCACCCAGGACGTCCTCCACCACCTCGCCGACCTCAACCCCACCAAGTACGACGGGTGGTCGTTCCGTGACCTCAAGCGCGTCCTGGACGACTGCGGCCACGGCGACTACAAGACCGGAGGCGTCATGCACGTCAGCCGACAGCGCATCCTCGACGCCCTCGCCGACCGCGACACCGACCAGGGAGGCGACGAGGACTGAGGGAGTTCTCCCCACCAGCCTCCCCGAGGCGCCTCCCTGTACACGACCTGCGGAAATGGCCAATCAGGGAGGCAAGGGAGGCAACATCACCGAGGCGCGGGAAACGGGAAACAGGCACCCTCGGATCCCTGATCGCGCCTCCCTCCCTGCCATCACACGAAGGAGAAACGATGGGCTACGCGCACTACACCATCAGCCGCAACGGCGAAGAGATCGAAGCCGGATACGCGGTCGAGACGGTCTGCGAACAAGACGGCTGCACCGAGCAGATCGACCGCGGCCTGGCACACCTCTGCGGCGCCACGCCCGGCGGCGACGAGTACGGCTGCGGCGGCTACTTCTGCGCGCAGCACCTTCTCGGCTCGCCCGTCCCGGAGGCGTCCGGACAGTGCCGGCCGTGCAGCGAGCGGTACAACGCTGCGCACCCGGCGGACGACGAGTAGCGGACTCAGGTCGCATCATGGGGTCATGCACCAGCTGTACGCCCGCCCCGGCCACCTCACCGCCGCACAGACCCGCCAGGCCCTCGGCATCAGCGCCGGCGCCCTGCGCAACCTCGTGCTCCGCAAGCAGCTGCGCCGCACCGGCGGCAGCGAGCGCTACCCCGAGTTCGCCGCCGCCGACGTCGCCGCCATCGCCGCGAAACGCGCTGATCGCGCTACCGCTTGACCCCAGGTCAGACCCTGTGTGACGATCCGCCTGTACAACCATGCCTGCACACGGGCACCACAGCGCACACCAAGCCCCGGCCGGTCACACACCGCCGGGGCTTCGTCGTGCCGACGCGTTACACCCAGACCCGGGAGGTGCCCATGCCCCTGCCCGACGACATGGCCACCGTCACCCTCACCGGCAACTACCCACACCCCGACGGCAGGGCGACAGCCGGTCAGGTACACCTCGTACCCACCGCCGGCCGCCTGGTCCACGCCGACAGCGGCACGACCATCCAAGGACCGGCCACCGCCGACTTCGACAGCACCGGCAACGTCACCATCACTGTGGTCGCCAACGACGCCGACGGCATCAACCCGTACAACGGCACCTACCAGCTGACGGTCAGCTTCTACGACGCCGACACCGTCAGCTTCCCGGTCCACCTGTCCAAGGACACCCCCAACCTGAAGATCGCCCAAGTCACCCCTGTCGTCGCCGACGACGGCGACTACCTCATCGTCACCGGCCCCCAAGGACCACAGGGCGAGCCGGGTCCAAAGGGCGACACCGGAGACACCGGACCACAAGGGCCCAAGGGAGACACCGGGGCGCAGGGGCCCACTGGTGCGACCGGCGCGACGGGCGCCACCGGGCCCAAGGGAGACACGGGCGACGTCGGACCGCAGGGACCCAAGGGCGACACCGGAGCGACCGGGGCCACGGGTCCGCAGCCGCCGCTCGGCGCGGCCGGCGCGGGCCCGGCCATCGCCCTGGTGTCGACGGACCCGACCACCACGAACGCCCGGACACCGACGGCGCACGCGGCCAGCCACGCCGCGGGCGGCGCGGACGCGCTGTCCCCGTCGGCGATCGGCGCGCTCAGCCTCGCCTCCTACGGCAACCTGTGGGTTCCGTCCGACCACGGGCTGAAAGCCTGGTCATTCGACCCTGCGTGCTCCTCGCCGAACGGCACCACCCTGTCCAGCGGATTCATCTACTTCGTGGAACTGATCCTCAGGCAGCCGGACACGCTATCCAACATCCATGCCTTCCTCGGCACAGCGGGGTCCGGGCTGACCTCGGGACAGTGCCTGGCCGGGTACTACACCACGGCGGGCGCCCGCGTCGGCCTCACCGCCGACCAGTCCACCGTGTGGAACAGCGCGGGCAACAAGGTCATGGCACTGCAATCGGCCTACTCGGCGCCCGCAGGGAAGCTGTACGCCGCATTCCTGTTCGTCGGCACCACAAGCCCGACATTCGCGTGCGGCTCAACGCTGGGAGCCACGATCACGCCCGGCAACGCCAACCTGTCGGTCAGTAACTACCGCTTCTGCCGCAGCGCCTCGGGACAAACCTCGCTCCCCACCTCGGTCACGCTGTCCGCCTTCACGCCGGACGCCAACAACCTGTGGGCCGGCGCCAGCTGACTCAGGCCCGAGGCCGCCGCCACGGCCGACCGTCACCGCCCGGCCTCAACGTCACCTCAGGATCCGGACCTGTCCGCCGCTGCCTGGCCGTGGCCGCCACCGCACCCACGATCAGGCAGACGGCCGGCAGAAAGAGCCACCAGACGTGCGTGTACAACGCCACGAACGCCACCACGATGCCGGCCGCCACCACGCCTACCGGACCGTCCGACCGTCCCTGAGCCATGCGTCCCCCTCACCTCGTAGACGCAGCACGATACGGACGGGAGGCACCGATGCCCAGGCGTACAGCGTGGCGCGTGTGCAACACCCCCGGCTGCCCCGAGTACACCCAGCACAGCAAGTGCGACGAGCACCGCCGAGCTGCCGAGCAGCAGCGAGGAGGCGCACGCCAGCGCGGCTACGACAGTGAGCACGAACGCCGCTTCCGCAAGCCCGTACTCCAACGCGATCCGACATGCGCGTGCACCGACGAGGACCACGGACACGGCAGCCCGTGCGGCCAGCCGTCCCGGCATGCCGACCACTACCCCCAGGACCGCCGGGCCCTGGTCCAAGCCGGCCTCGACCCCAACGATCCGCAGTACGGGCGCGGCCTGTGCGGGCCGTGCCACAGCAGCCACACCGCAGCCGAGCAGCCGGGAGGCTGGCACCGATGACCACGCACAACGTAGAGATCAGAGTCGAGGGCACGCGCGGCAAGGTGCTCATCGACGGGCACGACATCGCGCGCGGCGTGGTCGGCCTCACCTTCGAGGCCGGCATCGACGGGCCGCCCCGACTACGTCTCGAACTCAACCTGATCAACGTCACCACCATCGACAGCACGCAGGCTGAGGTACTGCTCGGCGACGGCGTAGCGGACGCGCTCACGGCGCTCGGCTGGGCAGCACCGAGGGACGACGGGTGAGCGACAGCACGCGGCCGATCGGCGACGTCCTCGACAGCATCGGCATCGAGGCCACCCTGGAGAAGGGTGAGCTGGTCGCCGGCGCCATCGTCCTGCTGAAGGTCATCGACACCGACGGCGATGTACGCCTGAGCATGGCCTACTCGGATGGCCTGTCCTGGATCGAGCGCACCGGCATGATCCACGTAGCCGAGACCATGGAAGCTCACCAGCTGAACCAGCCGGACGAGACCTGACCTGCGATGACTCTCCGTGGTCAGACCCCGGGGGGAGACCCCAAATCTAGATCATCTGAAGGACCGCCGGGGAGGTGGCTGGCAGGTTTGCCGGGTTCAGACCCCCCGATGATCATGCTCCGCTGTCACGCAAGGTGACAGCACTGACGCCGCGCAACGCGGCCAACTGGAGTGATCAACATGCCGAAAGGTGGAGCGCGTTCGCGGTCCGGCCCGGCGCCCGATCCTGAGGCGCTGCGCCGTGAACGGGACGCCGGCGAGTGGACGATCCTGCCCGCTGAGGGCCGACAGGGCGCAACGCCCGACTGGCCGCTGACCGAGCAGACCGACCGCGAAGCCGAACTGTGGGACCGGCTCTGGGAGATGCCCCAGGCCTTCATGTGGGAAAGGTGCAGCCAGGAGATCGAGGTGGCTCTGTACGTCCGCCGCCTGGCGGAGGCGGAGAAGCCGGACGCCTTCGTCAACCTCGGGACTCTGGTGCGGCAGATGGCCGACAGCCTCGGGCTGACGATGCCCGGGATGCGGGCGAACCGGTGGCGGATCGAGCGTCCCAGCGAGGACGACGACGCACCAGCAGGGCCGATGCCGTCGATCGAGCCGACTTCGGCACGGGCCCGGCTGAGGGCGGTGTCCGGTGGTAGCGGCTGACGATGGCACCTGGCCGCTGGACTTCCCGACGCTGTTCGTTGTCCCGGACTGGATCACTCGGCACTGCCGCCTGCAATCGGTCGGCGGCCTGGATGACACGCCGCAGCCGTTCCAGATGTACGACTGGCAGCTGCGGATCACGGCCAGCTTCTACCGGGTCAAGCCGACCGCCGAGCTCGGCCAGTTGGCTACCGCGTTCCACTACCGGCGCGCCCAGGCCGTAGCGCCGCAGAAGTCCGGAAAGGGGCCGTGGGCGGCCAGCATCGTCGCGGCCGAGGCGGTCGGGCCAGTGCTGTTCGGCGGGTGGGCGCGCGGCGGCGAGCGGTTCCGCTGCTCGGACCACCGGTGCGGATGCGGCTGGGTGTACGAGTACGAGCCGGGCGAGCCGATGGGCCGGCCGTGGAACAAGCCGCTCATTCAGATCACGGCGACGTCCGAGGACCAGACAGACAACACCTACCGGCCACTCCAGGAGATGATCCGGAACGGCCCCCTGGCCGAAGTGATGCGGGTCGGTGAGCAGTTCATCCGGCTCCCCAACGACGGTCGGATCGACGTCGTCACCTCCAGCGCCCAGTCCCGGCTGGGCAACCCGATCACGTTCGCCTCACAGGATGAGACCGGGATCTGGACCGAGGGCAACGGCATGACCAAGGTCGCCACGACGCAACGCCGTGGCCTCGCCGGCATGTCCGGTCGCTCGCTGGAGCAGACGAACGCCTGGGACCCCACCGAGAACTCGGTCGCGCAGAAGACGGCGGAGACCAAGGTCAAGGACGTCTACCGGTACCACCGGCTGCCGCCCAAGGATCTGGACTACGCCGACAAGGCCGAGCGCCGGAGGATCCACGCTGCGGTCTACCTGGGCAGCCATCACATCGACCTCGACTCGATCGAGGGCGAGGCCGCCGAGCTGATGGAGAAGGAGCCGGCCGAGGCCGAGCGCTTCTACGGCAACCGCAACGCCGCCGGCATGGGCACCTGGCTCCAGCAAGACCGCTGGGACGCCCGGATCGCCCTGGAAGACGTGCCGGACGGGACGCAGATCGCCCTGGGCTTCGACGGCTCCGACGTGGACGACTGGACGGGCCTGCGAGCGGAGACCCTGGACGGCTACCAGTTCACCCCGACCTACGGGCCCGACAACAGGCCGTGCGTCTGGGACCCGGAGGACTGGGAGGGCCAGGTGCCGCGCCTGGAGGTCGACGCCGCGGTGGACGAGATGTTCAGCCGCTTCTCCGTGGTCCGCTTCTACGGCGACCCTCCGTACTGGACCAGCGAGTTGGCCGCCTGGCAGGCCCGCTACGGCGAGAAGCGCGTCACCGAGTGGCAGACGTACCGCACCGTGCAGATGCACGCCGCGTGCGAGCAGCTGCTCACGGACGTGACGAAGAAGGACACGAAGTTCCGGCATGACGGCTGCGAGCTCACGTCCATCCACGTCCGGAACGCGCGCAAGGCGGCCCGGCCGGCGAAGCGCTACGTCCTGCGCAAGGCAACGCACCTCCAGAAGATCGACCTTGCGGTCATCTCCGTCATCACCCACGAGGCGGCCTGCGACGCCATCGCCGCCGGTCTGAACAAGCCAAAGAAGAAGGCCACCGTCATCGTCCTGTGAAGGGGGTACAGCGTGGAGGTCAAGGACCGCACCCCCGCCGACTGGGTCGCCTACCTTGCCCGTGTCCATGAAGGGCTCCAGTCGGGCCTGGAGGACCTGAACCGGTACTACGAGGGCAAGCAGCCCTTGGCGTACCTCAATGACGAGCTGCTGGAGGAACTCGGCGACGAGATCCGCCAGGTCGTCATCAACTGGCCGCGCCTGGTCGTCGACAGCCTGGAGAACAGGCTCGACGTCGAGGGGTTCCGGTACGCCGACGACGAGTCGGCGGCCAAGGATCTGTGGGCGATCTGGCAGGCCAACAAGATGCCCGGCAGCGCACAGCAGGCGCACGTGGACGCCCTGGTGATGCGCCGCAGCTTCCTCACGGTCGGGACGAACGAGAGGGATCCGAACACCCCGCTGGTGACGGTCGAGTCCCCGTTGCAGATGCAGGTCGACTGGGACCCGCGGACCCGCTCGGTGCGGGCCGCGCTGAAGAGGTGGCACGAGCAGGACCCGCTGACCGACGCCATCACCGACCGGTACGCGACCCTGTACCTGCCGGACATGACCGTGCACTACAAGCAGACCTCGGTCACGTCCTGGGAAGAGACGGACCGCGACGAGCACAAGCTGGGTGAGGTCCCCGTCGTTCCGCTGGTGAACCGGCCCCGGATCATGAAGCCGGGCGGTGTCTCCGAGCTGACCGACGTCATCCCGATCTCGGACGCGGCATGCAAGAGCGCCACGGACATGATGGTCAGCGGCGAGTACCACGCGATGCCCCGCCGGGTCGCCTACGGCGTCGGCGAGGAGGACTTCGTCGACCAGAACGGACAGCAGGTCTCCAAGTGGTCCCGGATCGCCGGCCGTATCTGGGCGATCTCGAAGAAGAAGGGCGGCGACGACGGCGCCGAGGTCGTCCAGTTCCCCGAGGCCCAGCTGTCCAACTTCCACTCCACCATCGAGCTGCTGGCCCGGCTGGTGGGCGGTCTGGCCGGCCTGCCGCCTCACTTCCTGGGCCTGGACACCAACAACCCGCCCTCGGCGGACGCGATCCGGTCGTCCGAGACCCGGCTGGTGAAGCGGGCCGAGCGCTGCCAGGGCTACTTCAGCGGCTCTTACGAGCAGATGAACCGGCTGATCCTGCGCTTCCGGGACGGCGAATGGGACCCGCGGGCGATGAACCTGGAGACGCTCTGGCGTGACCCGTCGACGCCGACGTTCGCGCAGAAGGCGGACGCCACGGTGAAGCTCGTGCAGGCGAACATCCTGCCCGTCGAGCAGGCCCGCGAGGACCTCGGCTACACGGCCGTGCAGCGCCAGCGCATGCAGCAGATGGACGAGGACGCCGCCGGCCGGGTCCTGGGCGGGGACTTCGCCGCCCTGTACGGGCCGAAGCCGCCGGCGGACGTTCCGGCCGTCCCTGCGGGGGCGTAAGCGGTGACGGTCGACGCTGAGCTGCGGGGTATCGCCCTGGACCAGTACCAGCGCCAGCAGGTCATCGTTCGCAGGGCCGCGACGAAGGTGCAGACGGTCTGGCGGCAGATCAGCCGCCGGGACATCACCGGGTCCTGGCAGCAGCTCGCGCCGCTTCTGGTCGCCGCGGTCACCCAGGCGCAGCTGGAGTCGGCGAAGCTGGCGGACCCGTACCTGGACGACGTGATCGCAGCCGAGGGCGCCGACCCGGCGGCCGCCGGGCGGGTCAATCCCGCGTCGCTCGCAGGGATCGCCTCGGACGGGCGCCCGCTGCTCAGCCTGCTGTACCAGCCGGTTATCGACTGGAAGGTGCGGATGCTGGCCGGGCAGTCCATGGAGGACGCGTTCCGCGGGTCGCTGGCGAGCGCCCTACGGATCACCTCGACCCAGGTCGCCGACGCGGGCCGCGGCGCGACCGGGGTGGCGATGGCCGGGCGCCGCACGATCCAGGGATACGTCCGCGTGGTTCAGCCGCCAGCCTGTTCCCGGTGCGTGATCCTCGCGGGCAAGGAGTTCGGTTGGAACAAGGGGTTCCAGCGGCATCCCCGCTGCGACTGCATCCACCTGCCGACCACCCTGATCGCCCGCAACCAGCACGGGCGCGGCTTCATCGACCCCGATGACTACTTCCGCGGCCTGTCCCGGGCCGAGCAGGACCGGGTGTTCGGTCTCGCCGGCGCCCGCGCGATCCGTGAGGGCGCGGACATGAGCCAGGTCGTCAATGCCCGGCGCGGCATGTCGACGATGACGGCCTACGGCCGCGACGTGCTGGCGACGACGGAGGGCGCGACCCGGCGGGGCTCCTTCTACCGGCTGGAGCGGGCCCGGACCGAGCAGCAGACCGGGACCAGGTTCGCCCGGTCCCGCGACGACGTCCGCCGCGGTCTGCCGCAGTTCCAGCTGCGCACACCGCGGCTGATGCCCGAGGAGATCTTCCGGCTCGCCGACAGCCGGGAAGAGGCGCTGGCCATGCTCCGGCGCTTCGGCTACCTGACCTGACCCCGGCGCAACGCCGCGGTCCCAACCTCCTGCAACGGGAGCAGCAATGAGCACACCGACCCCTACCGAGCCGATCGACCCGGGCGCGGGCAACCCGCCGTCCCCGGCCGCAGACCCGGCAACACCCCCAGCACCGGCGGCCGACCCGGCCGCCCCGCCGGAGCCCGGAGACGGGGCTGACCCCGCTCTCGGGCCCGAGGGTGAGAAGGCCCTGGCCATCTGGAAGCAGCGGGCCAAGGACGCCGAGGCCCTCAGCAAGGACCAGGCGACCCGGCTGAAGGCCTTCGAGGACGCGCAGAAGACCGACGCCGAGCGGCAGGCCGACGCCCTCAAGGAGGCCCAGGCCCGTGCGGAGAGCGCGACCCGGCTGGCCGTGTCGTCGAAGGTGGAGGCGCTGGCCGCAGGCCGGTTTCAGGACCCCCTGGATGCGGTCGAGGCACTCCAGGGCGGGGCGTATCTCACCGATGCGGGAGCGGTCGACGCGGAGGCCATCACGGCCGCGCTGGACGACCTGCTGACGCGTAAACCGCACTGGGCCGCGGCCGAGCCCGGTCCGCGTACCCCGCGCCCGGACCCTGCGCAGGGGGCACGCCCCGGCTCGGCTCCGAACCTCGCGCAGCAGATCACCGACGCGGAGAAGGCCGGCAACACCAGGCTCGCGCTGGCGCTGAAGACACAGCAGCTGCGGGAGCTCAAGCCATCAGGAAAGTAGGGCAGGCCGTAAGCCGGGCCCTCACCCACAGGAAGGAACCCACCCATGGGTGCAGTCAGCGGGCAGGGCACGACCTACAACCTGCCGAACTACCACGGTGACCTGTACAAGGTCACCCCGACGGAGACCCCGTTCCTGGCCGCGATCGGCGGCCTGTCCGGCGGCAAGCGCACCAAGTCGGTCGAGTTCGAGTGGCAGACCGTCGACCGCCGGTCCTCGTCGGCGAACAACACCGTGGTCGAGGGCAACACCGCGCCCACCGGCGTGGCCCGCTCCCGGTCGAACGTCTCCAACGTGGTCGAGATCCACCAGTCCGCGGTCGAGGTGTCCTACACCCGGCAGGCCGCGACCGGCATGTACTCGGGCATCAACATCGGCTCCGACGACAACCCGGTGAACGACGAGCTGACCACGCAGATCACGGCCGAGCTGGAGTCCATGGCCGTCGACGTCGAGCTGTCGTTCCTGACCGGCACCTACGTCAAGCCGGCGAACAACTCGACCGCGCGCAAGACCCGCGGCCTGCTGACGGCGATCGCGACCAACGTGAACGCCAACGGCGGCACCGGCCGGGCTCTGTCGAAGGCGATCGTGGACGCCACCCTGTCGACGATGTACGCCAACGGCGCCCGGCTGCCGCAGGACAGCACCGTCATCATGACGGGCCCCGGTCAGAAGGTGAACCTGACCAACCTGTACACCACGGCCACGCTCAACCAGCCGACGATGACCCGCAACATCGGTGGCGTCGCCGTCGACACGCTGGTCACGGACTTCGGCACCTTCGGCGTCATGCTCAACCGCTGGATGCCGACCGGCCAGGTCGCCATCGTCGACCTCTCGGTCTGCGCCCCGGTGTGGCTGGAGATCCCCGGCAAGGGCCTGCTGTTCGCCGAGCCGCTCGCCAAGGTCGGCGCCTCGGAGAAGTGGCAGCTGTACGGGGAGGTCGGCCTGGAGTACGGCCCGGAGACCTACCACGGCCTCATCAAGGACCTCACGTAAGGAGACGGCAGCATGCCGAAGTTCGAGAGCACCCGGTACCCGGGACTGATCCTCCAGGACGACAAGGGCATCTGGGCCCAGTTCAAGGACGGCGAGTTCGAGACGTCCGACGCCGGCGTGGCCAAGCGGCTGCGCGCCCTGCCGGACGAGGAGGGGATCGTCGAGGTGAAGGCCTCGGCGAAGACCTCCGGCGAGGGCGACGCGGGCCAGCAGGCGGCCGGCGGAAGCGGCGACCAGAAGTAGGAGGCGGCCGTGGCCCTGGCAACGCTGGCGGACCTGGCGGACCGGCTGGGCCGCGACCTCACCGACAGCGAGACACGGCGCGCCACCGCATGGCTGGACGACGCGTCCGCGCTGATCATCAGCCGGTTCCCGCAGTACGAGACCGCCCCCACCGCCGTGTCGAAGAAGGTGGTGTGCGCGATGGTCCTACGCGTGCTGACCAACCCGGACGGCAAACGGCAGGAGTCCATCGACGACTACTCGTACACGGTCGACTCGTCCCGGTCGACCGGAGAGGTGTACCTGTCCGACGACGAGGTGGCCGAACTCCGGGCAAGGCCGGGCGGCGCCTTCTCGATCGTGCTGGGCGCGTCATGAACGTCGACGGCGCCCTGGCCGCCGGCCGCATCGTCGCCGAGGCCCGGATGCGGGACACCGTCCGCCTCTACGAGCAGGGCCCCGACGTCTTCGACCGGACCACCGGCACCACCACCCCGGGCACCCAGACCACGCTGTACACGGGCAAGGCGCGGGTGAAGCCGGTAGCGCAGGCCTCCGGCGAGGACGTCCAGGCATCCGACCGTGAGGTGCGGCTACTGGAGTACCAGGTGGCCCTGCCTTGGTCGACCACGCTGCCGTCCGGGACCCGCGTGCTGCCCGGCATGCGGATCGAGGTCACCGCCTCGCAGGACGCCCGCATGGTCGGCCTGCTCCTGTGGGTGACGGGCGCCCAGTTCGGAGACCAGGCCACGGCCTGGCGGATCCAGACGGAGGACCGATCCTGATGGAAGACCCCTTCGACATGCGTGACGTCCGCCGCCTCGAGGAGCACCTGGCCCGGAGCATCCCGATCGTCCGACGGGAGGCCCGGCAGGTCGTCAACCGCGGCGCGCTGAACGTGAAGCGGGACTGGGCGAAGAACGCGCGGTCGTCGTCCGGCCGGCACGCGCCCGCGTACCCGTCGTCCATCAGCTACGACCTGCTCTCGGTGGGTCCGGACATCACCGACGCGCGGATCGGCCCGGACAAGGAGGCCCCGCAGGGCGCGCTGGGCAACCTGCTGGAGTACGGGTCGGTGAAGAACCCGCCGCACAACGACGGCGGCCGCGCGCTGGCCGCCGAGACACCGCGGTTCGAGGCGGCGCTGGACGTCGTTGTCTCGCGTGGTCTGGCCTGGTGGTGAGTGGTGGCAGCGCCTGATGTCCTGCCGCACCTGGACGCCGTCCAGGCGGCGCTGGAGGCGGCGAACCTGTCGGTGTACGTCGGGGGCACCCCGGGGGACGCCGGATGGGCACCGCCTGACAAGTTCGCCGTGCTGTACCCCGACCCGGGGATGGCCGCCCGTGCGTCTCTCGCGGACGAGCGCACGGACTTCGACTCGACCATGCAGATCACCTGTGTCGGCAGCAGCGTCGAGCGCGCGCTGTGGGTGGCCGGCCGCGTCCGCCAGGCGCTCGCCGAGCCCCTGACGGTCGAGGGCCGGTCCTGCTGGCCGCCCGAGGACCTCGGCGGCCCGCCGGTCGCGCGGGACGACGACGTCACCCCGCCCGTCTTCTACGTCCCGGTCCAGTACCGGATCTGTTCCACACCCGCCTAGGAGGCACTCATGGCAACCCTCGCAACCCAGGTCGTGGCCCTGTCCGGCCTGGCCCCCACCTATGGCAACGCCACCGGCGGCGGTGACAAGGCCGAGTGCGGCGAGCGGAACTTCCTGCACGTCAAGAACGGCGCGGGATCCGCTGTCACCGTCACGCTGACCACCACGGCCGCCGTGAAGGGACAGCCGGTCTCCAACCTGACCGTCTCCGTCCCGGCCGCGGGCGAGCGGATGATCGGCCCGCTCAGCTCCGACCTGTTCCGCAACGCCTCCGACGGCCTGTGCGCCGTCGGCTACAGCTCGGCGACCTCCGTGACCATCGCCGCCCTGCGCATCTGACCTGCTCTGTCCCCCTCGTTCAGCCCTGAGCCAGCGGCCAGGGCTTTCTTCATGCCCTGGAGGGCCTCATGGCTGACCTGATCAGCGACGGCAAGACCCGGGTGGCGTGGCTGTCCACCGTCGCCAACATCAACGCCCCGACCGTGGCCGAGCTGACCGCCGGCGCGGACTACACCAAGCGCATCACCCCCGACGGGCTCAAGCTCGACCCGTCGACGGCGGACGTCGACACCAGCTCCCTGGCGTCGACCTTCGACACCAAGACGGTGGGCAGGGTCGGCTTCGACACCGAGCTGACCTTCAAGCGCGGCGACACCGTCGGCGACGACGCCCCGTTCACGACCCTGAAGTACGGGGTGTCCGGCTACCTGGTCGTGCGCCGTGGCGTCGCCTACGGAACCGCCTGGACCACCGGACAGGTCGTCGAGGTGTACCCGATCACCTGCGGCGAGCCCCAGAACTCCAGCCCGGCCGCGAACGAGGTCATGAAGTTCGTGAGCCCGATGAAGGTGACGGACGCCCCGGCGACCGCCGCAGTGGTGGCCTGATGCCGAACATCGCCGACATCCTCAAGCAGGCGAAGCCCCGGGAGCGCACCGTGCTGGTGTGCATCCGGGGCGACCTGGCCGGCGAGACGGAACGGCTCTCCGAGGAACTCACCCGGGTCAACGAGGACTGGGAGCCGTCCGACCTCACCGAGGAGCACCCGGCCCGCGCTATCGCTGCCCAGCTCAAGGCGGCGAGGGACGCGGCGCGGGCGGCCGAAGTGCCGTTCACGCTGCGGTACATCGGCGACAAGGCCTACAGCGACCTGCTCGCCGCGCACCCGGCCGAGAAGGACAATGAGCTGTTCGACTCGGTGACGTTCCCGCGCGCCCTGATCGCCGCTTCGTGTGTCGACCCCGAGATGACCGAGGACCAGGTCGTCGAGCTGTTCGAGGTCATCAACGAGGGCGAGATCAAGAAGCTGTTCGACGCTGCCTGGGACGTCCACAACACCAGCGACCTGGCCCCTTTTTCGCTGGCCGCCTCCGCATTCCTGGCAACCCTTGGCGGCGTGAGCTAGAGACCGCCAGAGCCTGGGGCGTCCCCCGCAGCGTGTTCCTCGGCCGGGTGGTCGCCGAGGGCGAACCGTTGTGGACCGCCGAGGACCGGGCCTGGGCCCTGGCCCTCGCCGCGGTCGAGGGCGACACCTGCCCGGACTGCGGGCAGCCCTGGGGCGAGGCCACCGCCAAGGAGAACGAGTTCGAGTACCAGGCCGAGATGATCCGCTGCCACGCCTGTACCGCCTCGTCGAAGGCCGTCAAGGCCTACCAGGACGGCAACAAGGGCTCATCCGACGGCATGCACGTCCACATCACACGTAGACCGGCCTGACGGCCCCGCACCCCTGCCGGGAGGTGACATGGCCGTCCGTACCGTCACCGTCCGGCTCCGTGCCGACGTCAACCAGTACACCCGCTCGCTGCGCCAGGCCAGCGACCGGACGTCCCAGCTGGCCGGCGTCGGCGCGAAGGTCGGCGCGGTCATGGTCACCGGCTTCGCGGTCGCCGTGGCGGCGGCAGCCAAGTTCGACAAGGCCATGAGCAACGTCCGAAGCGTCACCAACGGCAGCGCCAAGGACATGGACAAGCTGCGGGCGGCGGCCCTGGAGGCGGGCAAGACCACCAAGTTCACCGCCTCCCAGGCGGCGGACGCCGAGGCCGAGCTGGCGCGTGCCGGCGTCTCCGTCGCAGACATCACCGGTGGTGCGCTCAAGGGCACGCTGTCGCTGGCGGCGGCCGGACAGATGGACCTCGCCGACAGCGCGGTCATCGCCGCACAGGCCATGAACACCTTCGGCCTGCACGGCAAGGACGTCTCCCATATCGCCGACGTGCTCGCCGCGGGCGCGAACAAGTCGGCGGCGGACATGAACGGCCTGGGCATGTCGCTGCGCCAGGGCGGCCTGCTCGCCAAGCAGACCGGGCTCAGTCTCGAAGACACCGTCGGCACGCTGGCCGCGTTCGCCGACCACGCCCTGATCGGCTCGGACGCCGGTACGTCGCTGAAGGTCATGCTTCAGCGGCTGGTCCCGCAGTCCGACGAGGCCCGCAAGATGATGGACAAGGTGGGTTTCTCGGCCTACGACTCGCAGGGGAAGTTCGTCGGCCTGTCCAAGCTGGCCGGGAACCTCCAGTCGTCCTTCAAGAACCTCACCCCCGAGGCCCGCAACGCCGCGTTCGCGACCATCTTCGGCAGCGACGCCGTCCGGTCCGCGACGATCCTGTACGAGCTCGGCGCCGGCGGCATCAACAAGTACGTCAAGGCCGTCAACGACAAGGGCGCCGCCGAGCGGACCGCGGCCATCCAGACCGACAACCTGGCTGGTGATCTCCAGCGGCTGCGCGGCGCCCTGGAGGTCGCGCTCATCGAGGGCGGTTCCAGCGCCAACGGTGCGCTCCGGGACATGGTCAAGTGGGTGACCGCCGTGGTCAACGCCTACAACGATCTGCCCAAGCCCCTCCAGCACGCCGTCACACTGATGACCGGCATCGGCGGCGCGACCCTGCTCGCGGTGGCCGGCTTCCTGCTGCTGCTGCCGAGGATCGCCCAGACCCGCACGGCCCTGACCCAGCTGGGTCTCACGGCCGACCGGGCACGCACGGCGATGTACGGACTGGGCCGCATGACCAACGTCATCGTCGGTCTCGCGGCCGTCGGCTACGCGGTCAGCAGCATCGCGAACAGGTTCGAGGAGGCGCCGCCCAGCGTCAACAAGCTCGAGGCGGCGATGGTCGACTTCGCCCAGCAGGGCAAGGTCACGGGCGAGGCGGCAAAGAAGTTCGGCAAGGACCTGGACGGCGTCGGCGAGGCCGCGGCCCGCATCGCCCACCCGAGCGGTCTGAAGCGCACCAAGGACTTCTTCTCGACGTTCGACCCGTTCTCCCACACCGACCTCGACCGGGCCCGCGAGAAGATCGACGCCATCGACAAGTCCTTGACGAACCTGGTCCAGGGCGGCCACGCCGACGTTGCCGCGGCCAACTTCAAGGAGTACGCCAAGGCCGCCGAGGAGTCCGGCACCAGCACCGAGAAGTTCCGGACGCTGCTGCCCGGCTACAGCGACGCCCTGCTCACGGCCGCGACGAGCGGCAAGCTGACCAAGGACTCCCAGAAGGAACTGGGCTCCCAGGTTGCGGCCACGGCCCAGGACCTCCAGGACCAGCGGTCAGCAGCAGAGAAGCTGACCGACGCGCTGAACACGCTCAACGGGATCAACATCAGCGCGGCCGAGAAGGAGATCAGCTTCCGGCAGTCCATGGCCGACCTGACCCAGGCCGTCAAGGACAACGGCCACAGCCTCAACGTCACTTCCGAGGCGGGCCGGAAGGTGAAGAGCGCGTTCCTGGACGCTGCTCAGGCCGCCATGGACCATGCCGAGGCGGTCGCCACGCAGAAGAACAGCCAGGAAGCCGGGCAGAAGGTCCTCGAAGCGGACATCGGGCTGCTGAAGAAGCAGATGCACGCGGCCGGATTCAGCAAGGACGCCATCAACAGCCTGACGGCCGCCTACCTGAACCTGCCCGGCTCGGTATCCACCCAGGTAGATGCCAAAACGGCCGGGGCCATCAGCGACCTGCAGAAGGTGCAGGACAAGGTCGCCGCCACCAAGGGCAAGAAGATCACCATGGAGGCGCCGACGGCTGAGGCCAGGGCGCAGCTGGAAGCCCTGGGATTCAAGATCAAGAACACCAAGGGCAAGAAGGTCGAGATCACCGTCCCGACTGGAAGCCAGCAGGCTGCGGTGAACGCGCTGGCGGCCGCGATCCGGCGGCTGTCGGACAAGACGATCCGCATCCTCACCATCCGCGAGGAACGCTCCGTCAAGAGCACCGCGGGCCGACCCACTTCGGGTGAGGGTGGCGTCTCCAAATACGCCCGGGGCGGGCTTGTCCGCCGGTTCGCCGACGGCGGGATGGTTCAGCTGTTTCCGTCCGGCGGGCCCATCGTCGGTCCGGGCACAGGCACCTCGGACAGCATTCCGGCCCTGGTCTCCAACGGCGAGTACGTCATCAAGGCGGACGCCGTCCGCAAGTACGGCCTGGCCATGTTCGACCGGATCAACGCCAAGCGGTTCGCCTCCGGCGGCCTGGCCGGCTTCACCTACACGCCGACCGGTCAGGCCGTCCTCGGCGGCCCATCGGACGCCAAGGAGCGGTACGACAAGCAGGTCGAGGCCCTGAAGAAGGCCTGGGACGACCTGAACAAGGCGCTCGCCGCGCAGAAGAAGGCGGCCGACAACCTCCGGGACGCCGAGAAGAACCTGACCCGGGTGAGGAAGGGGCACCACACCGCGGCCCAGCTGCGGTCTGCCGAGGAGCGGGTCGACAAGGCCCGCTCGGCGAAGAAGTCCGCGGACAAGACGGTCGCCAAGGAGCGGAAGGACGTCTACGCCGCGGACAAGGCGCTCGGGGTGAGCAAGGGCGCCAAGGCGCCCACCAGCTTCAACCTCAAGGCCTACGAGGCGCAGCTGAACAAGAGCGTGGCCGCGACCGAGAAGTGGCGGAAGAACCTCAACAAGATCGGCGCACGGGGCGGAAAGGAACTCCAGACGCTGCTGGAGAACATGGGCGAGGACGGGTACGCGCTCGTCAACTCCCTGGCCGGGGCGAGCGACAAGCAATTCAAGTCGATCACCTCGAAGCTGGAGAAGACCGGCGAGCTGGCCAAGGCCACCCTCGCCGACTTCACCACGCAGCTGAACGGCTCGACCAAGGAATCGCAGCAGTTCGCCGCCGACCTCCAGAAGCTGGCCTCGCAGGGCTTCGGCGACCTCGCCCAGGCCCTCGCCGCTCAGGGCGACTCCAGCGCCATGGAGCTCGCCCACCAGGCGGCCGGTGACAGCAAGGCGGCGAAGTCGGCGAACGCCTCGGTCACCAAGGCGCAGGGCACGCTCTCCGGCGAGGACCTGGCCAACTCGCTGGTGCTGCTGTCGACGCTCCGCAGCGGCCCCGGCAAGGGGTTCGCCGAACTCATCTCGGCGGGCCTGGACGTGGCCACCATCCGCGCCCTGGTCCCGAAGATGACCGCCCAGATCAAGTCGCTCCCGTCCACGTACAAGGACACCTTCGTGCGGCAGTGGAATCAGCAGGGCGGTGTCGCGATGGCGGCCGGCGGCATCCTGTCCCGGCCGACGATGGTCCTCGGCGCCGAGGCCGGCGTCCCCGAGTCCTGGATCCCGTGGAACGGCTCGGCCCGCTCCAGGGCCCTGCTCGCCAAGACCGCCTCGGCCATGGGCTACCAGCTGGTCCCGGCTGGCCGGTACAGCGGCCCTGCGTCGGCTGCGGCGGTCGCCCGGGAGGTGTCCCGGCAGATCACCGTGAACCTGTACGGCGCCAAGCAGTCGGCGGCCGAGCAGGCCCACGACATCGCCCGAATCATCAACTTCAGCGGCTGAGGGGGCGAGCATGTCGAACGTGCCAGGCGCCGTGCTGGACGGCATGCAGGCCACCCTGGGCAGTCTCGCCCTGGGGACCGTGGACGCCGACGGTGTGGCCTGGTACCTCCAGACCCTGGAGGGATGGGACTCCCCGGATTCCCGGAGCGAGTTCACCGACCGGGAGGCCGACCACGGGTCGTGGGCCTCCCCGGTCTACCTCTCATCGCGCCCGATCACTCTGGGCGGGACGATCGTCGCCCCGTCCAGAGACCTGCTCGAGGACGCGATGGAGCAGGTACGGGTGGCGGCCGGACTGGCCGACACGGTGCTGACCGTGGCAGAGACCGTGCCCAAGCAGGCCACTGTCCGGCGCAGCGGCAAGCCGCTGATGCAGTACATCACCGACACCAAGGCGACGTACTCGGTGCTGGTGACGGCCGCCGACCCGCGCCGGTACAGCACCACCTTGTCCACCGCGACGACCGCTCTGCCGTCGACCACTGGCGGCCTGGTACTCCCGGCCACTTTCCCGGTCACCTTCTCGGCGACCACCGTGGCGGGCAGCATCACCGCGGCCAACAGCGGCAGCATCGAGACCCGGCCGATCCTCACCATCACGGGCCCGGTCACCGCCCCGTCGATCGCCGCCCTGTACCCGGACGGCACGGTCCGTCAGCTCATCTACGCCCTGGACCTGGCCGCCGGCGACGTCCTGACCATCGACACCGACGCGCGGACCGTGCTGCTCAACGGGACCGTCTCGCGGCGGCGGTTCCTCACCGTCTCGGGCCCCTGGCCGGTCATCCCGGCCGCCAACAACGGGCCCAGCGTCGTCACCTACCAGTTCCAGTCGCCCGCCTACAACGCCACCGCAACGCTGACCGCCACCTGGCGCTCGGCCTGGATGTGAGGAGGCCACCGTGCCCGTAGACCCGTGGTCCATCGACGGCCTCAACTACTCCGGCATCGAGGCCAGGAACGTCGACAGCATGCTCGTCATGGGCAACGGCACCGCCCTCGGCTCCCGGTCGGGTGTCCGGCCCGGCGACCCGGGGCTGACCGTGACCCTGGCCGGTACGACCATCAACGTCTCGGCCGGCGTCGCCGCCGTCGCCTACGCCGGACAGGGCATCTACCGGGTGGCGCTCCCCACGTCGACGTCGCCCGGCACCTACACCGCGGCGCACGCCACCCTCAACCGCATCGACCTGGTGTACCTGCGGGTGTGGGACAGCGCGGTCGACGCCAGCGGCCTGTACAAGGGTGACGTCGTCTACCTGGCCGGGACCGCGTCCGCGTCGCCGGTCGCCCCGACGCCGGCCGGTACGCAGATCTACGTGCCGCTCGCCACGATCAGCGTCCTGTCTGTGAGCAACGGCAGCACGGCCACGGTGTCCACCGCGGTCCGTCCGTACACCGTGGCGCCGGGCGGCATCCTGCCCTCGTCGACCGCACCCAGCAGCCCGTATGTCGGCCAGTTCTACGACGACGGCACGAACCTGCTGCGCTGGAACGGCACGGCCTGGGACACCTACCAGAAGGTCCCCGGGGCCTCGACGCCCTTCACACCCGTCTGGACGACCAGCACCGGCCTGCACTCGCCGAGCTACGGCAACGCGACCATCGACTGCCGGTACTACAAGTTCGGCAGGAGGGTGCAGTTCTGGATGAACATCGTCTTCGGGTCTGGCACGAACTTCGGCACGGGCGTCACCACCGCCGACAACTGGCAGCTCAGCCTCCCGTTCACCTCCGCGATGACGACCTACCCGATCGCCACCGCCTTCTACGAGCCTGGCACGTCCCGGGCCGTCGTCGGCAACGCGATCACCACGGCGGACGGCCTGAACGTGATCTTCAACGTCGGCAGCGCAGCGGTGAACGGGTCCGCAATCAACAGCGGCATCGTGGACTCCCTCACCCCGTGGACGTGGGCGAGCGGCAACAAGATCCACGTTCAGGGCGAGTACGAGGCCGTGTCATGACGTTCGGCCCCTACCAACTCGCCTGGTACGGCGCCGACCTGCGCACCGGCGGCATCATCGAAGACCTGCCGGCCATCACCCCGTCCGGTGCCCTCTCACGCAAGCTCGGCGACAGCACCACGCTGCAAGCCACCCTCGCCCTGCCCGGCGCCCCCAGCGGATGGGACGAGGCAACCGCCCCCGGCAGCAGCATGCTGGTCGCCGTCGACACCGCCACCGACACCCCCCTCTGGGCCGGTGCCGTCCTCACACGGGAGGCAGGCAGCGGGCAGACCGTGCAACTCGGCGCGGCCACCCTGGAGACCTACCTCGACAGGCGCTATCCCGGCACCCAGACCCTGCTCGCCACCGACCAGGCCGCCATCGTCAGCGCACTCGTCACGCCGGCACTCACCAACGGGCCGCCGATCGTCATCGACGCCCCCAGCATCGGCACGACGCTGGACTACCCGACCGTGGACGGCGACGACAAGTCCATCCTGTCCTGCCTCAACGAGCTGATGAGCATGGACGGCGGCCCCGAGTGGACCATCGACGTCATCTGGAACGCCTCGCACTCGGGATTCCAGTTCCCGCTGCGCGTCCGCCAGGCCATCGGCGTACAGACCAGCACGGCCGTCACCTTCGACTTCCCGGGCTGCGTCAACCAGTACACCCTCGCCGAGTCCTACGAGTCCGGGAAGGGCGCCACCACCGTCATCGCCCGCGGCGAGGGCGAAGGGTCCTCACGGCTCACCTCCGGGGTCTACGAGTCCGCCGCGCTGATCTCGGCCGGCTGGCCCCGCTGGGAGTACCGGTACACCCCGGCCACCGGCGTCACCAACCCTGATCAGCTGAACGCGCACGCTACCCAGTCGCTGTCCCTGATGGCACCGGGGGCCCAGGTGTGGAGCATCGAGGCCATCGCCTCCCAGGCCCCCCACCTCAGCCAGGACTGGGGGCTCGGCGACTCCGTATGCCTCGCCGTCGAACGCTCCCCCCGGCATCCGCAGGGGGCCAGCGTCACGGCCCGCTGCTGGGCCTGGGAGCTGGACGCCGGCGCCGACCGCATCCGCCCCATCCTTGTAGAGGAGAGCTGACGCTCATGACCAAGCAGCTGGACCAGCTGCCACCCGACTCCACCTCACTGGCCCGTCGGGTGGCCGCCCTGGAACGGACGGTCAAGGAACTGCGGGCCGCGCGCCGCATGGGCACCGCCACCGTCGGACGGCTGAGGCTCTACAGCGCCGACGGGAAGACCCTGATCGCCGAACTCGGGCCACAAGACGACGGCGGAGGCGGCCTGTGGACGCGCGGCGCGCAGGACGACGGAACCCCGGTGACGGCCCGCCTGTCCGCCGGCGAACTCAACTTCCAGCCCCTCGACAAGAGCGCTGCCGCGGTCCCCGGTGGAGTCTCCTACTCCGCGATCCCGGGACTGGGAAGCGACCTGATCCTCACGTCCGGGGGCATCCGCGAGTCGGACTGGCAGGTGCTGTTCGACCTCGGCTCGGTCACTGACGGCGGCGTGCCGAACGTACTGGTCAGCGGCTTCCGCACGGTGAACGGCGGGGAGAGCGGGTCCTGCAACATGGACCTGGCCGGGGTGTTCACCTCGGCGAACATGGCCTACGGCACCGTCACCATCACGCCGAGCGCCGCGAACGTTCCCACCTCGCTGGTCGTCAGCGGCCTGAGCGTCTCCGGTTCCACGTTCTACGCATACGCCGCCGCCCAGACCGCTGCTCCGGGCAGCAACGTGACGGGAGTCGGCACCACAGCGGTCACCTCAAGCGGCCTGACCGTGTGGGTGACCCGCACCAACACGACCGCAACCGTCGTCAACTGGATGGTGATCGGCGTATGACCGCAAGCGACATCACCAGCTTCCTGCCCGGCATGTACTACGAGGTCACGGCCCGCGACAACAACGAGGCATGCCGGAACTTCGGCGAGACGTTCGTCGTCCCGGAGTTCTACTCCAACGCCGGCACCAACTGCTACGTGCAGTGCGGGATCTGCCGCCAGCGCATGGAGATCCTCACCGCGACGCTGCTCGACCCGCAGCCCGAGGTCTCCTGACCCACCCCTCGCCCCGCCCGCCCCGAGCCGATGGCCGGGGCTTCTTCATGTCTGGAGCACGCATGCCCTCTCTCTGGATGCCCGGCGCGCAGCAGCTGGACATAGGCGACCACGCCCCGACCGACGGCGGCCCCGCCAAGGCGATCGCGCACATCACCTGGGACCGCAACGCGACGGCCGCGAAGCCGGTCGACCTGGTGCCCTACACCAACCTGCGGTCCTACTTCGCGGGCGGCGGAGCACCGGTCGCCCCGCACATCCTCTGGGATCCATTCACGGGGTCCTTCACCCAGTTCGTGCCGGCCAACTCCCGCAGCAAGAGCCTGGTCGACCTGTCCGGCGGCACCCGCACCAACAGGGCGGGTTCGGTCGTCCTCCAGGTCGAAGCGCTTTTCTTCCCGTACTGCCGGGTCGGCACGCAGGTCTTCCCCCGGCTCGCCGACACCCCGTGCAAGGGCTGGCAGCAGCTCCAGGACTGGGTGCACTCCTGGGGCGTCCCCAACACCTGGCCCATGGGCAGGCCCACGGACTTCACCTCCCACCGCTCCGAGAGCACGTGGGAGACGAAGGCGGGCTGGTACGGGCATCAGCAGGTCCCGGAGAACTCGCACCAGGACCCCGGCTCCTGGCCGGCGTTCGTCGGCACAAGCACAGCCAAGCCGAGCACCCCGAAGTACGAGCCCTTCCCCGGCGCCGGCTTCTTCGTGACCGGCCGCAAGTCCCCGATCATCGCCGCGATGCACAAGCGGCTCGTCGCCGTCGGCTGCAACAAGTACGCCAGCCCGGCGAACGCCGACGTCTGGGGGCCGGGCGACGAGCGGTCCTACGCCGCGTGGCAACGGCACCTCGGCTACGCCGGCAGCGACGCCGACGGCAAGCCCGGCAAGACCAGCTGGGACCGGCTTCAGGTTCCCAACGTCTGATGGGCGCCCGCGACCACAGCACGCCACCTACCGAGTGGTGCGACTGGTGGACAGAGGTCCACGACCTCACCCCCGACATCGCCTACGGCTGGGTGCCGCCCGAGCTGACGGCGGAACCCGACGACCCGAACCCCTGGTTCTGGCACTGGTGCAGCCAGCAACGCCGGTGGATGGCGCAGGCCGCCCCGGAACACACGCTCGTCTCCCGCGAGCCCCTGCATCTGGAGCCGTCGCTCCTGTGGCCCTGCTGCGGCACGCACGGCTTCGTCCGCAACGGGGCCTGGATCCCCGCCTGAACACCCGAGAGGAACGATCCACCATGACCCACATCAACCTGCCCGGCGACGCCGAGACCGTCATCAAGACCGCAGCCACCTACGGCCGCGACCTCGCCGAGCGCACCCTCGCCACCGCCGTCGTGGCGGCCGGTGGCGTCGCCGTGGCCGCCGGCCCCGCCGACATGTTCCACGCGTCGTTCTGGCAGACCATGGCCACGGCCGGCATCGCCGCGGCGGGCACCCTGCTCAAGGGCATGCTCGCCAGAGCGTTCGGCACGAAGAACAGCGCGAGCCTCGCCAAGGGCGTCTGATGGCGCGCCGGGCGGCCCGGCGGCTCACCGAGCAGTTGGGCCGCCGCGGCGCGCTCCTGACGATGAAGGGCACCATCGCCACCCTCTACGGATACGGTCAGATCGTTCAACCGCTGCCCGACCGGCGGGGCCTGTGCCTGCTGCTGAAGGCGTGGCCGCTGCACGTGTGGGGCTGGCTGTGGATCGCCGCCGGGCTCACCGGGCTGATCTGCGCCTGGCTGCCGCCGCGCAAGGACTGGCCCGGGTATCTCGCAATCTGGGCCATCACCGCCACCTGGGCGATGGCCTACCTGATGTCGTGGTGGCCGCTCGGCGAGAACCCACGCGGCTGGATCGGCGCCCTCATCTTCGGTGCTTTCGGGGCCGTCTGCCTTGTGGCGATCGGCTGGGAGGAGCCACCGCGCGCACGAACGGAGCCACCGCGTGGGACCTGAGATGCTGACCGCGCTGAGCGCGCTGGCCGTCGCCACTGTGACCGCGATCGGTGGAGTAGCTACCGCCATCGTCGGACGCCGCCAGCCTCGGCGCCCGCGAGGCGCCCAGAGGCGCGACGACTTCACCGCGGTGACCGACAAGTTGAGCGACCACATCGCGCGCCTGGAGCGGGAGGCGGAACAGGACCGGCAGCAGGCCGAACAGGACCGGCAGCAAGCGGAGGCGGACAGGCGGCAGATCAACGCTCAGGACTTCGCCCTGCGCTACATCGCTGGCTGGGCCCGTTCACTGGTCGCGTATATGCGCCAGGCTCAGCTCGAGCCTCCGCCGCCTCCGCAGCCCATACCGGACGAGGTCCGTCCCTACCTCCACGACATCGGCACGTGATCGCGGCCCCGTCCTCCTTTCGGGAGGGCGGGGCCGCTTTCGTGCGTCCGGGGTCAGCCCGTTGTCTGCTCTGGGGGTGGTAGCGCTATGACGAACACGCCCTTGCCCTGCACGCCCTGCACCAGTCCCTCGGCGGCCAGTGCTTCGAGCGCGGTCTTGATGGTCCGGCGTGAGACCACGCCGCCGGTCTCCACCTCCAGCTCCGCCTGGGACGGGAGCCGGCGCCCCACCGGGATCTCGCCGCGCCGGATCCGGTCGCGCAGCACGTTGGCCAGCTGTACGTACAGCGGAGTCATCGCATCGCGGTCCAGCTCGATCATGCTGCGACCGTAAGAGCACAACTCATGCAGACATAGATCTACCTAGCCCGTCCGAGGACGTACCAAGACGTACCAAGTAGGCGTACAGTCCAGAGACACGTGAATGCCCCCGCAGCCTGGCCGGGCTCGGGGGCGTGGCCGACGCTAGCGAGGAGCATCGACGTGAACGAGAGTACGCAGGCCGCGACGGCCCCGGCCACCCCCCGCACGCGCGGGTGGTGCCACTGGCACAAGGGTCTCGGCGAGGACCCCCAGCTGGTCCAGGTCGTCGAGGCAGGTTCCGGGCCGGGGTGGTCCTTCTACGCGTGCCACGCCTGCCGCGGCCGGCGCAACCTCGTCCCGCTCGCCGACCAGCCCGAGAAGACGCCAAAGCCCACCACGGCCCAGGCGGCACTGATCGCGCTCGGCGAGCACTGTGTCCGCTGCCCGGGATGCAGGCCGCGGTGGGAGGGTGACATGCCGGTACACCAGGAGTGCCCGGAAGCAGACCGCTTGTACTGGCTGTACCGGGCGGAGGTGCGGGCCTCATGA